GGATTAAGCCTCACATACTCGTACAGAGCTTCTTGATAGGTCATGTTAGTTGTTTTTCAAACGTTAAAAATGCTTTCTTAAACCCATATCGTGCACTAGAGAAACATTTGATAGCTTCGCCGGCTGACCGCTTGGTCGTAACGGCATAATACTTAATGTCGTGAGCCTTGGCCCACTGCTCAAAGCCAGTCATTAAAGCCACAGTCGCCTCGAATTTCCCAGCGGAGTGATAGAACCATCGGACCACAAAATACCGATCCTTGCTGAACGCCGGCGTGCACTCTTGAGCACAGCCAAACGCCAACGGCTCGCCCATGTTGTTGATCGTGATGCCGACCCAAGCGTGATTGTGATCAACCACAAGATTGACAAGAGTTTTGCGTACAAAATCTTCATCGAATGGCTCCCGGACTTTATCACTAATTGATTGCAACGAAGCGGCGAGAAAGTCCCAGTAGTGGATAACGTGGGCGACAGCTGTGAGACGAATGACTTTCACGGTGCAGCGAGGAGTTTGTAAGTAGTACCGCTAAGGTCTTGAACTGTGACATAACCAGTAGCCGCCGGAGCACCGGCGACAAAGTTGTTAGCGAGCTTAAGCGGTTGCAGGCACACAATAGCTGCGGACCGGACAACTAAAACATCGGCAGCGTTGGATACGGCACGCATATCGCCAGAACTGTTCCAGCGCCATCCGGTATCAGGATCGGACGTAAATGCATATGTCGGAGCTGCTGTAGTTCCATTAACACCTCGAATGGGTTTGCCGGCTACAATCTCAACTGTCGAAAAAGATGCTATGTCAGTCGAATTGGCGGTGACATTAATAATGTTACTTGAGCTTAGGTACAACCCAGTTGACGGGCTGGTGTTAAAGCAAAACGACGGTGCGCTTACAGTTCCGTTCAGATCACAAATGTATCGTGCGGTTTGAATGTTACCTGATGTGACAATCAAACCAGTAGTGCCGTTCAAATCAATAGTTTTAACAGAGCTAGCTTTGTACAATTCTAGTTTTCCAGACTCGCCAGCTAACCAAGTCATCAAAGCAATCGGGTTGTTGGTAAACCCAGTTATGCTGACAGACGAAGAAGTAATAGTTGTTTTGGCTGTGGTAGCTCCAACGCCAAAAACAATTGACCCCGTTGAGCTTAAATTAATGTAGGTACCAGTCGTGCCGGCTGACAAATTTGTAGCGCTAAGAGTAAATCCACCAACAGTCCCAGAGCTTGCAGTGAGCGCACCAGCCTCAGTCACTTTGAAAGGCGCGCTGGCTTTAACTGCGTTGCCAGCCCAGAACCTAATGTCGTCGCCGGCGGTGACAGCTGACGACAAACCAACTAAGCCAGCGGTGTCTTGAATGTAATCAGGACCAATAGACCAACCACCAATCGTACCAGTAGTAGCAGTGATTGAACCAGTAATGCTCAGCGTAGAGCCGTTCCACAGCAATTTGTTACCGATGGACGACCCGATAAAGAACTTGTATCCAGCAGTCGGGCTGGTGTCATACCCCATCCAGAAACCATTACCGGCATTGTACCCAGTCGCGCCAGCCCGAATGAAGTTATTCGACCCCATCGTGATGTTGCCGACAGTGATGCCGCCGGTAGAACCATTCGGAGTCGTAACAGGCTTGTTCAGCGTAAACGCACTGCTAATCTGCTGCAACTGCGTGTTAAGATTCGACAGAACTTGGTTGGTCGAAGCCAGCATACTGCTGACACTCGAAGTCTGCGGTATCTTAACCGACGGTAACAGAAGTTGTGCTTTACTAGCCATTACTTTTCAACCTGCTGATTCGGCCCGATGAAGAACTCTTGGTAAAGGTTGAAAACAGCACCGTACACAGCCTGATTGTTGTTCGCGGCGGTAAATTCAAATTTGTAGGCGATCGAACGATAAGCGTCACGCGGCAGGGACAGGCGCTGGTCGGTCAAAGACTGCGTCCAAGTCTGCCCAAGCTGCGACATATTCGCAACGCCGTCACCGATGTACGGTTGCACCGCACGATAAACGTGCATATGCTGACCCGACAGCCAAGAGGCGTCGATGTACAGCGAGTCGGACTGCTTAATGTTGAAATAATTGCCGTAGTTAAGATACGGAGTCTCAAAATACGGGTGAGTGTATCGGTGACTGCCACCGTTGAACGTATCTTTCAGCCCATTGTTAGTAGTCCCAGGAGCCTGATCCTGATACAACGCACCAGTGTAGCCAAATACGTTCAGCTGACCCAGCGAGACCGACGAGGCAGATGTGTGAACAATCGGAATAGCGCAGTACGGATCGGAGTAACCAGACGCCGTACACGGAACATTGCGGAAATGCCAGTCTTCAGTCTGTTCGTTGTAAATAACCTGCCTAACCTGATACGACGAATTAACTTTTACCCAGTAAGTCCACACAACTTCCTTGGCAATCGGATTGTAGTACCCGAAAGTCCGTTGGAAGTTCGTATCGTTAATCGGGCAAATTTCAGTAAAGAACTTGCCTCGAACCGGTCGACCAATAGCCGTCGGCTCGAAGTCTTCGATCTTGTAGAAATCGTTACGACCAATGAAATAAATAGCCTGCGGCGTGCGGATAACACCGGACCTAAAGATCGACCCGATGTTGCTGTTCAGCTGAGTCGCCTGGAAGACATTCGGCAGGCCGACATACTGGAAATTCCAAATCGAGTCAGCCAAGAACACAAACAGCAGCGACCGCCAGGGTGCGAGCCCGGTGATGCCAAGGTTAGCCAAGTCAGAAAACTGCTGTTGCGGCAGAAGCTTCTGGTCAGCCTCGTTAATCAGCGTGCTGTAGAACTGGTCAGGATTATTGAGGTGAGACCAGCCCAGCGTGAAAGGCGTAGTCTGACTATTGTAAGGATCGCTTATACCAGACCCGGCTTGGGCAAACTGGCTGACAAACAAGTGCCCGAAGAACACAGCCACGTGCATTCCGTACGTGCGCGAGTAGCCGACGCTGGTGATGAAGTCATTCCGCAAACGCAAGATATTGCGATTGACACCACCAATGTAAACATCCTGACCGTAGACATCCGACGAGAAAGTAAAATTAGCTGTGCTCGCGGCACTAGTCGGATTGGGAATTGTATTGCCACGAGTCCAAGTCCAAGTATCGCCAGGAGTGAAGTTAGTGTAATCTGTTACGTCACCTTGACCTTGGAAAGAAACAGCTAGCCCACTAACTGTTATCGTAGTCGACTGTTGAATAGTCAACGAGGCTGACCAAGCTCCGGCATTACGACGCCAGCGAAACGTCGAAGCGGTGACAATGTTAACATCAATAGTGTCACTAGTTGCAGCAAAGTCAGTACTGTTGATACCGTACAGCAAACATTGACCCGTCAGCCCAGCGTTAGACGGCTGAGCGGTTTGCAACACTACAGGAATAAGCGTTTGCGTCGCAGGTGTAGTGACATCAATATACCGAGCATTAGTCTCATTCAGCGCCAAATACTTCAGCCCTAGCGAGGTGCTGTACACCGACCTAAGCATCCGTACGGGCGAAGTCGCACCCTCGCCAGTCAACAACGAAGTATTAACCAAACTGCCCAGCCAAGGAGTCTGCTCGAGCCGACCGTTGGCTTGCTTCAAATTCAGCAAGTCCCAGCAGAACTGCGGGTCCAGCAAATGCCGTTGCACGCCCTGGTTAAAACCACGGTTAACAACCCGCACAGCAGTTTGATGTGTCGAAGGCATTAGTCTAGCGAAGTCCAGTCATCACCCTGATAGCCCTTCTTGGCGTCGTCAAACGTAGCCTTATCCCAGGCTGCGTTAATCTGCGCCTGCGACAGCGCAACTCGGGCGTCTTCCTTAATGTAGTTATTCAGATTCTGCACCGTTGCCAGCAGCAGCCAGTATTGATAATTGTCAATAAAGAAATCCGAAGTCTCACTGCCGTCCAAATCCGGCAACGCTTTCTGGCCGAAAAACATAAACCAGGCCGCAGCGTTGGCCGTGTTGACATAGAAATTAGTCCCGACAATGTACGCAAACATCTGCTGCGTCGGGATAGTGTTGTAATAAAACGGCGGGTTCTGCGGGAACACCTGGCTAAACGGGTAGCCCATGTTCACCGGCAGCAGGGTGCGGAACCATCGGCTGTTGTCCAACAGAATCCTGTTGGTCGCCTGCATATTACCCTGCGTGTCCTTGGTGTAATTAAACACCATATCAATCTGCTTGATACGCAACGGAGTGACACCGTCGTCAGCAGTGTACGTGCCATACCCACCGCTCGGGTAGGCCCAAGGAGCGCCGCTCGAACCGTTAATCTTAATCGCTCCCATAACCTTCAGCTGCTCCCAGTCAAAAGCCTGTTGAGCCTGACGGCGCGAATCGTTGATCGCAGCCAGTGCGTTGTCAACAGTGCCGGGTTGAAACGTCGCAGCCGTGCGACCAGTGTAGTTCAACACCCGATCAACCATCGACTGCATGTAAGCTGAGTAAGGCATAGGGAAAAAGTGGGCCTCAGGTGCGTATCAGAAGTTGATACACACCCGAGGCTTTATTTAGGCAATTTTAGTTGCCAGAGCCGTAGTTCGGCATACCACCAGACTTGCCCGGGGCAGCCTCACCAGAGGTGGTGTACTGCTTCAGGACGTTCGTGCCGGACAGGCTGTCTTTCGCCTCTCCACGCAGCTGGTCGGTATCGCAAACGTGTGACCCGGTCTTGGTGGTCACTTCCATATTACGGAGATCAGGGACTTTCATAGGTAGGTTAGTTAGTATCGCCAACGACGTCAACAATCAACGTGCCCGACACATTGGCCGGACCCGTCGAACCGTTAACAGTCGTGTAGGTGAGAATGTTGTTGTTGGAACCCCACGCGTCAAGAGTGACACCAACGCAAGCGTTGGCCGGGGCGGTAGTCAGGAACAAGATCGGAGTCGCAGAGTAAATCTGGTCGAATCCGAGGACATCAGCCGGAATGTCGCCAGCAGTGCCACCTTGCGCCGTAAGAGCGATCTGCAGACGACGCCGAACGGCAACACGCTTGTTAGAAGCAGTGCCGATGGTGTCGTCCGTCAGGATCGTGACATTGGACGCGGTGATAGCAGCCATTGGTTAGTTCCGGAAGTCGAGAACGTTTTGGAGGTACATGTTGGACTCCGGGAACTCGAGTTCGAGACCGGACTCCGACAGCCACTCGTCCTCGCGGTAATCCGCGTTGTTCGGCTGACGCTGGGTGAGCAGCTCCGTGTCGCGACCGTTCATGTAACGGTAGCGCAGGTTCAGCACATCCAGGAACAGCGCGTTGTACCGCAGAATCGGGTTCTGCGAGAACAGCGGGTGCGACTTGTAGTAGATCTTACCAAACGGAGTCTGGTGAGCCACCACGTTCATACCGTAGGTTTCCGTCAGCGGCAGATCGCCGTTAAGGACCGCACGGGACTTGTACAGCTGGTTGATGACGTTCAGGAAGCCCGAACCGCACAGCACCAGCTTCTCGTTGGCCTTGTTGTTGGTCACACGGAAGACCCGCTCCAGGTAACCATCATACAGCTTTTCAGTGATGTAGTTATTGGAGTTGGTGATGATACGGCAGTCGTCATCGGTGTCCAGCGTCACAGCGGGCGGGCCGACGGACACGCCGTCACCGCCACGATACTGCGAGTACGCAGCCTGCCACTGCTGGAGGAACCAGATCACGCCGCCGGTGTAGCGGGTGATGGTACCACCGTTGTTGGACAGGAGCGACTGGCCGAAGATGAAACCCTTTTCCATCTCGATCATGTGGTTCACCGAAGCCTCCTTGGCCTGGTCCTTGTAGGGGCCAGTCTCGTCGTACTTCGCGCTGGTCTTGAGCGCCGTGCCAGTGATCTGGAACGCGGTGCGGAAGATCTGCGTGTAGTTGTAAATCTCGATCGGCAGGTTGTAGGGGTTGTAAGAAGAACCCACGTTACCCTCGGCGAAAGCCGAACCGACGATCAGGACTTCAACGCTGACGCCAGAGGCGCTGTTGTACGTGACCGCGTTAGCGGACGTCTGAACAGCGACGAAGGCGAGGCGGTTGTTGGCGGCGTCAACGTAGGTCACGCGGCCGAGCAAGGAGACCAGGCCGAGGACGGAGTCCACAGCATAGTACTTGATCACGTGGCCGACGCGGAAGTTCGTCGTACCGCCGTTGACATTAACGTTGACCTTGACACCGTACTGGCCGCCCGTCGTCGGCGTGAAGTTCGCGACGGCGGTAGTCCAGGTACCAAAGTCCGAGGAGACCGCGCTGTAGAACACGACGTTGCCGGTGATAGCGGCGGTCGTCGTGCGCTGCGGCTGCAGGCGCTTCTCGTACCAGTGGAACTCGGGATCGTTAGTCACCTCTTCCTTCATCAGAGAGAGGAGACCCATTAGCGGAGCAGCGCCGTTCGGGTAGAAGTAAAACACCGACCGGCGCACGTTCTTGAATCGTTGCGTGGAGAACGATTCGGAGCTGATTAGACCAAGAATGGCCATTGTAGTGCGTTGGTTTAGCTAAACCGCGTTTGGTTAAGTAGCTGTTCCGGAGAACAGCCGCTCGGCAGTGGATTGAGTCGGTGCGGCACCACCTGATACTCCACTTCGCCCTCCCATTGATGTGGTGGACATTGCCCGAGAACCAGACTGCGGTTGAGTGGTCTGGTTGTTGCCCCCGGCAGGCCGGCCAGCGAGTTTGAAATCGCCAACCTGCTTACCGAGGAGTTTAGCCGCCTGTGCCGCGACGAAAGTTTTTGCTTCAGAGATCGTACCAAACTTCATTCCACGCGCCTGCGCGGCGTCGGTGATTTCCTTGAGCAGCGGACCGTAGTCCTTCAGCCCAGGGTATTCGGTGGTGAACTCGTTGAAGTACTGTTGGGCCCGCTGCTGTTCGATGGTCTGGCGAACGGGCTGAAACTGGGACTGAAGTTCGTTGATGCGCTGGTCCGTTAGGTAACGATTGATCGTCACCGCTTGCTTGGCGATTGACTGCAGGTGCTCGTTGTACGCAGCGAGCTGTTCGGGACTCGGCTTGATACCGAAAGTCCGCTCGAAGCCCTGTTCGTTAGCGGTGTAGATGTTGAACTTCTGACGAAACTCCGACTCGCTGATCTGCGGCTGTTGAGCCTGCTGAGCGGGCTGACTGCCACCGCGCTGAGCAGCAAGTATCTGCTGAAGCTGCGCGGGAGACATCCCGATGATCTGCGGGGCCGCCGGCGTCGTGGGCTGGCTGGGCGCGGACTGGGTAGGCGTCGGGGCCGGACTGGCGGGCTGCGACGAAGGTTCAGAGACCGGCGAGGTCTCCATCGACTGGGTCGGCGCCGGGCTGGACGACTCGGGAGTCGACCCGCCAGGAGCAAACGGATTAGAACCACCACCGGATTGGCCCTCGGTGTCGGGGCTACGAAGTGCAGTATGCATAGGAAATTAGTTACTGGATGGTCCCTTGGTTTGTTCCAGTTGGCGGATTTCCTCCTCCAACTCCTCCTTGCGGCCCGCCAGCATTTGGTGCAGCCGCCGCAGCCCGCGGATTTCCCCGATTGACTGCTCGCGGAGCATTTCCTGCTCCCGACTGGCCGGCACCCGGTCCAACACCAACTGGTTGAGCGACTCCGCCAGCGCCTCCAGGTCCGACAGGTGCCGTTGGGTTTGGTATTCCTTGAGCCACAAGCATAAGTTCCTGTGCGCGTTGTGGGGTGAGGTTAAATCGTTCGGCGTTTCTGACTCCTCGGAGATCAAGGACTTCGTTGATGAGGAGGAGCGGGTCCTTTTGGAAGACCAAGGCCAGACGTGGGTCCTTAGCCATAGCCACAAGGAGTTCCTGGAGGGTGAGGGCAGTTGCATTGCGTTCGGTTGGAAGAGTACCGTCGAAGACTAGGAAGTCATAATTACCTACCAGATCAGCTTTCGTAACGTTCTTGAAAAATTGCGCACCCTGCATCGTCAGCGGGTCAGTCATCAACTGCTGTGCCCCGATGACCTTGACTAGCGTCGGTTCATCGAGCCCCTGTCGCAGGTTGGACAGCATTTTCTGTCCGAGCGGCAGCAAGGCGGAGTCCCAGATACCGTGGGCTGTGAGCAGTAAGCGACCCGCGGCTGCGGGAGCGACTTGACGAGCTTCGGTGGCTGACCGACGACCGCCGGCGAATTGACCGAGCAGGGTGTCTGTAATGCCGGTGGCTTCTTGACCGTACTTGGTGAGGTACGAGCAGTCGGTGAGGTGGGATTGGGTAACATCTTGAACCTTAAGCTGTTGAATGTACCGGTCGACGCCGGAACCAGCCATAGTTTTCTTAAGACGGATAATCGGATTGCGGTCCTGCAGGTCTTTTACCTCAATGCCAGACGGGTCAACGACCAGTCGGTTCGAGATGACCTTGCGGACGGAGGTGATGCGGGCGTTGATGAACCAGGTGATGGTGTCCTGCAGCGGACCAAGCACCTCAGCCAGACCGAAGTTGATAAAGCGGATTTGGTCGTTGCTGAACTGCGCGACGTTGTAACCGAACTCGTCGTGAGCATAGCCAAGTTCCTCCAACCGCACGATACGAGAATCGTTAGCCATCCACACGAGGCACTTGATCTCACGGTCGATCGCGGGGTTCAAGAACTTGCCGGGAGCGTATTCGAACTTAGCCGGGTTCAGCCGAATCTGCAACTCGCTGATGAGTACAAAACGCGGAACGTTGTTGTACATCAGCATCGGGTCTTTGCCGATCCAAATCAGACGGCGGCCATCGAGGTCTTCCTGACGGAAAGCCGGGATGTACTGCACGCCGGCGCACTGCTGCTGCTGTTCGAGAATCTCCAGATCGCCACGACCGTACTCGATCTCGTCCGCACAGAACTCACCCTCGCGCCACCGCGTGATCGGGATGCGCGGGTCCGGGAAGAAGCGGTACGGATTGACCGGGATGATCTTGTTACCCTTGAACTTGGTAGCATCAATCACCTGCGTCACCATCGGCGGCGCAATCTGCGGCAGGTTCGGGTCCTGCACAAAGTTCGGATCCGGCACCTGTTGGACGACAGGCACAGTTTCGTGCACCCAAGATTCCTTCAGCACACCGATGCCGTACCGACCAATGTCCGTAAGAAACTGCGTCAGCTTCTCGGACTTGAATCGGTTGTAATTCATATCCCGTTCAAGCAGCGCCATACCAACCTTAGCGGCCTGCTCGCTCGCAGAGTCCGCACCAGCCAGCTCGTAAAAGAAGTCACGCTGGTTGAACACACCGTAACAAAAACTAACAAAAGTCTGTACCTGCTGATACGTCAGCGGCACAATCATCTTCATCGGCTCTTTGCGTTCACGAGCCTTAATATCCTCGTCATCAGGGTACCGCTCACCGCGATAAACCTGATCGTGCCGATCCCAGTCAGGATAATGCCTAACCATCTCAACCCGAGACAGCTTCAAGTAATCCTTGCAACGCTGCAACAGCCCAGCAATTTGAGCATTGTGGGTCGGTTGTGCAAGAACCTCGTAAACTTCAGGAAGCATTGCCATAGCGGGTGTGTATCAGAAATTGATGCTGACTTAGCGGAGATATGTGACTAGGTGCCAAACGGCACCAGCAAGAATAAGAGTCGCCGCGATGAAACCACGCTGTTTCCACTTCTCGCGTTCTAAGCTGTAAACCCGACCATTGATTTTGGCGGCTTTGTCGTCAATCGCCCGTAGCATTTTGTCTTGCTGGTCAAGCCGTTCAAACAGCCTGGCAAACATTGCGTCCACGGAATTAGGATTGTATTCGTTCGACACAGCCGCCAAAATCTTCTTGGTCGTTATTCGGAGAGCTTGAAGGTCGTTAAAAGCTCTGCGCCGTGATAGTTCGAGGGAATCTTCTTCTCGTCCGTGAAGTGGCGTAGACACGACATACAAGCTTGGAACTCGGAGTCCGTGATAGTGAGATCAACAGCCTCGCGCTCCCAAGAACGCACAACTCGCCGGAAGTTGGCGAACTGCATCTGGTCGACGGGCGTGTTGTTGACGACTTCGCCGGTGTAAACCGGACGGCTGTCGGTGTATTGCTCCAGGCGCTCACCGAGCTGACCAGCTGCGGTCATCTCCCGGCGCTTAGAGGTCCATCCGGCGGCGCCAAGAATGGACGCCAGCATCTCGATGGAACCGTTACTGAGTTTGATGTTGTTGTTGATTTCGGGCATGTTAAATTGGGGCCTACGACACCATGCCGTCAGGCCCCAAAAGTTTAGTATCAGGAGGTCGCGAACGGAGTGGCAACGACGCCGGAGGCGACAACGTGACCGCAAACCTGCCAGGCCGTGGCAGAGACGCAGACGCAGTCGATCCAGGTGCCAATCAGGCCACCAGTGGTCGTGCCGTTCATACTCACAGCGATGTGGGTAGAACCGTTGCCTTGGAAGGTCTTGGGACCGTCGTTGGCGGCGGGAGTGGCGTTGACCGTGTTGATCGTCACAGCGCCGGTGGTAAAGATCGTACCCGCGCTCGTGATGATCTTGTAAGTGTTAGACGTCACAGCGACGCTGACCATAAAGCGGTAACGAAGACCGATTTCAGGCGCAGGCAGCGTGTAAACGATGCCGGCAGCGCGGTCGAACATAATGGTCGACGCAGACTGCTGAGGCGTGAGCGTAACCGTCGCACCGGAGCCGGCGACAACATTGCTCTTGGTAAGCTCAAGAGCGGGGTTGTCACCCTGCTGGATGTCGGCAACGCTGGGAAGCCCGAGATACTGACGCATCAGCCGCGGGCCGTCGATAGTTCCTGTGTAAGGCATTTGAGTATGATTTAGTAGCTAGCAGAGCTGACCTTTGCCATGCTCAAAAAATTAGGTGTTGAAGGAGTCGTCCTTCTTGCCGTTGTCGAGGATATCGCCAGCGAACTTGACGATTTCCTTCAGCGTGGAAGCACCGGCGAAGATGAGGATGCCGGTCTGCGGCGGGACCAGCGGGATGGCACCCAGGCCGGTGATGAAACCGAGAACCTTACCAACGGTGGTGAGGATCGAGAGAGCTTTTTCTTTGTTCATAGGATTAATCTTTCGGAGTACGGGGACGAGAATTGGAGCCTTGCGTAGGCGTGGTGATAACGACACTAGCTACGACGTTCTTCGGAGCAACGACCGGGACAACGACGTTGATAACCAAGGCGTTGGAATCAGCGTTACCGGCGGAGTTGGTGGCTTTGACTCGGTAGGTGCCAGAATCGGTGGTAGCCGCAGAGGCGATGGTGTAACTAGCGTTCGTAGCCCCGGAGATAGCCGTACCGTTCTTGCTCCATTGCCAGGTGAACGGAGGCGTGCCTCCCGCCGTCGCGGAAAACGCCATCTGCTGACCGGTGTTAACCGTCAGCGTGTCGACGGTCTGAGCCGCTGCAACAGTGATTAAGAAACCAAGGAATATGTGACGCATTAGAAAATGATGTTGAACCTGGCAAGTTCTTCTGAGTCGGACAAAGTTACAAACTGACCAGTCTGAGGCTCGATGTACAGCAAACCCTTGTCGGTTGAAATTGCATTAATGGCGTGACCAACAATTTGATTGTCAGGCCGGTAATGGATTCTAGCTACCGCAACACCCTGGGCGTTCGGTAGATTCTCTCGTTCCCACTGCCCAAGGTACAGCCGCAAGTTAAGCAGATCAGCGTAAAGATTGGCGAAGTCGTCGCAGTCTGCGCGAGTATCCCAATGCGTTAGGCCCAGATCGTGCAACTTGCGGCGGTACCAGGAGTAGTAATCGGAAAGAGCTGCTGAGTTGACAACTGCGTAAGTTTCGTCACAGCCACGGCTGCTAGCGTCAAGCTGGTTACGAAACTCATCAGCAGTTAGCACCCTCCCCGTCCAAAGACCTTTTGGCAGGGATTTGTTACGAAACAGGGAGGACAGCCAACTCACAGGTCAGGCGCGGGTCAGACCGAGGTTGGCGCTGATGCAGTCAAGCTGATAGTCTTCGTCTTCGCTGGTCGGGCCAGCCGCCCAGTCATCCCACTGGGCCTCAGTCATGTCAATGTTGCCGTCCTTAAGAACTAGAACTTCAGTAGTCTCAGGGGATGCGGGCACGATAATCTCGTTCGACACCGGGTCACGCTGTTCGGGAACAGGCGGGACGACAGTGACGCTTTGGAGTTGATAGTAGTAGGACGGCGGCGGCCCGAGGTTGCCGGCGCGAATGTACAAACTATTCGCGGTGCCAGGATAGACTTGAACTGGAGTGATGTCGGTATTCATAGGCGGGATTGATTGTTAGGTGAGAGGTCCAACGGTAGCACCGTTGATTCGAACATAAAGGCCGGCGGTGGTGGTCCAGATGTCGCCGTTGACGGGAGCGGTGGGAGCAGCACCGTGCGGGAGTCGAAGGCCGGCTTTGCCTGTGGCGCTGGCCGCAGTAATTGCCGTACCAGTAAAAGTCGCGTTTTGACTACCATCAAACGAAATAGCACGTGTTCCGCCAGTAACAACAGAAAATGTATCGCCAAGTTCAAAAAACAAACCTGTGTTATTGTCCCCGTTAACGTGAATTGTTGGCTGTGTAAGACTGCCGCCATTTACCTGGAAAGATGTTCCTGAACCGTTACGAATAAAAGAAGCTACTTCAATAGTTGATACTGTAACAGTCAGCTGGGTTGACGCGGCTCGATAAAGTGAGATTTCGGTTCCAAATCCAATCCCGCCGGTTGCTGCGGTGTGCGTTGCAAGCTGCAAACGCCCGTTTGAGCTGTCGGTGTTGGTACCTAAAAGTAAATTTATGCTGGAGGGCGTCCAGAGGTTCGAATCTGTAATTGTAAGTCTTACGTTCGAAGAATTGTATTGCGCCGAGCCTGTGGTAAAGTGCATCACCCAGCCGGCGCCGTTTCCGCTGTTGAGGTAGTTTGAAGAGTTGGAAACCGCCTGGCCGAAGGTAAGCCCAAGTTGGAGGTTGTTATTGTTCGGCACCGCGACCCATCCGTTGCCGCTTGGCGACAAACTGATGTTTTGATTTGTGCCGGCAGCGATTAAATTAATCGCACCAGTAGACGCTAGTTGAACGATGTTATTTATACCAGCGCCGCCACCATAAATCGAGCCAGTCGGATCAAATCTTAATTGAACAACGCCAGAAACAGCAAGACCTAAAACTGCCGAAGAGATTTTGTAAAAACCCATATCGGCCTGACTTACAAAAGACATTGCCGGAGCGGCGGCAGTGCCATCGCGAAGAGTAATCTGACCACCAGTTACCGCGTTCCACGACACATTAGTAGCAGGCAAGGTAATCGTGCGGCCGTTGCCAGAGGTGTCGTACCAAGCCAACCCACCGCCAGCTTGTTTAGAGTCTGGGGCTACAAGCAAACCAAGTGGCGTAATGGTAATGTCATCTACCACTGCAGAGCCACCTTCCGTTCGCAAAAACACGGGAGAGTCAGCCGCCATCGTGTAGTCGAGCGTCTTTGTCCCAGCCGTATTCCCGATGTTGCCGGTGTAATTTACACCGTCATACACTCGCAGCGAACCGCCAGTGATCGAATCAATGGTGATTGTTACGCGATAACGACGTCCCTTACGTAAGTTGGTGTTGTTGCAAATAGCGTAAGCAAGGTTTACCATATTGAGCTTGCCGCCGCTAATGGTATTACCAGCTGCAAGACCCCACCCGGTGCCGGAAGCAAAAGTGGAATTGGCCCCGTTGATGATCTGTTGACCCGCATAAACGGTTACAGAACTATCGTTAGTGGCAAGACCGTAATCTAGCTGGGCAGGTGCGGCAGCTTCATACAATGCTACAACTTCAGTCGCAGAAAGAGCACGATTGTAAACACCTTCCAACGATCCAGAACCCTGAAGAGCCGCAACGCCAGCGGCGTCGGCTGCAAACAAAGTAATCGCGCCGGCACTGTAGTTATTAGAATCAGTGATTGTGCCAACTGAAACGCCGTTAGAATAACAAGTTAACGTAGTACCTGACCGAGTAAGAACAATGTGTTGCTCTTTGCCAACAACATTCTTGAGATCAAAATCAGCGTTTGGCGAGCCGCCAGCTTGGCCAGAAAACAAAGCGCCAGAAGTACGAAAACCAATGTAAAAACATTGACCAATGTCGTTGCCGAGCAAATACTGTTGAATTGCAGCACTATCTCGCCGGGCGATAAAGGCAATGGTGAAGTCGCGAGTGCCAAAAGTACAAACAGCCGTTGAGATTGCGACACCCTTTGTGCCGTCAAACAACAAAGCTTGACGAGCACCACGGCCAGTGATCGCAGAACTAATGGCAGGTCCGGTGCTAGAAGTCAGCAACACTTGACCAGTGCCGCCAACTCGCAAAACAGTGTTTTCGTTACTGCCGCCAAAACCACCAAGAAATAAATCAGTGCCAAACTGCGCTTGAATCCGAGTGCAGTTTACAATAATGCCGGGGAAGGTGTTGAACGTGAGAACACTATTAGCACCGTTTTGATTGAAGGTAAAAGAGTGAGCACTGTTGGTGAAAATACCAAGCGAATTAGCCGCGGTGCGATAGAGTGAAGTATCAGTGCCGAAACCGATACCGCCAGTAATCGCAGTGTGGTTTGCAAGCTGGATTTTACCGTTGTTTGCGTTAGTCGTAGTACCGCAAAACAATTCGCCAGTAGGCGCAAACCGGAAAGACTCGGCATTGCCGGGGTACATAATGATCGGCAAACCGGCGCTGGCGAGGATACCAGAAAAGCCGGAACCGACGATCATTGCAACTTCCGCGGTGGTGTAATTAAGCGTGGCCCGAGTTTGAGACGTAGTCGTAGTACGACTAATCACAAGCCCGCCAGGATCAGTAGCCCCAGCGGGAGTTAAAGTAATGTTTTGATTAGTGCCAGCGGCAACTAGATCAACACCACCGCCAGCCGGCATCGACAAACGGTTATTGCCTTGGCGACCGTAAATAGTGCCGCCGGGCGCCATAATTAGCGACCAGTCACCATTTGCCGCAAAACCCATCTGATTGGCTCCGTACAGAAAAAGCCCAGTATCAGTATCACTTGTAAAGGCAAGACTTGGCGCTGTGGTGGTGCCGCTACCCAGAAACACCCGGGTAAACGTCGGGCTAGACCCAGCGCCGTATCCGACAGTGACAAAGCCAGTGTCGGAATTGACTTCAAACTTCATTGAACCGAGGCTCATGGCTGTTCAACAGAGATAAGGGTGATCGTGGGCGTACCGGCACCAGACTGCGCCATCGCGGGCGAGTTGAACCAGGTGTAAAGATAACCGCCGTTGTTGAAAATAATGCCGGTCGTGTCGTAAGACTCGCCGGAGCCAGACTGGTTGGGTTTGATACGCAACAGGCCAGCCTGGGGACGAAGCTTCGGGATCAGCGTGGCGTCAGCCGTAAGATTGAACGGCGAGACAGCGTAGTAAACCTCAACCTGATCGGACTGATTCTGATTGTCGCCAGAAACGATTTGAACGTTGATGACCAGCGAAGTAGTGCCAGCCTGCAACGTGGTTTTAGTGGGAGATCCGCCACGAACCTCGGCAGTAGTTCCGAGGGCGACAGCGTTGTAAATTGTCGTATTGGTCATGATCAGTTATTGATACGGACTAATTAATCCAAGCTCATATCGCCGTCGACTTCGTCGCGGGGAGAGATAGTAACTTGGTCGAGAACGTCGTCACCGATGGGGCCAGGGTAGTCTTCGGGGTTCTGCCAGGTCGGGTTGTTGATCATTAGACGGTAGAGATTCTCCATCATATGATCGTCTTTGTCGATCGGCAGGTTGGTTTTAGTGTCGTAGCAGTAACGCTGGATTTCCCACAGAGTGCGGTGAACTGTTGGGCAGAACTTGATGCCCAACGGGTCACGCTGGTTGAGGACACCCTTTAGGTGGAGGATCCCGTGCGTTTTTCCTTTAGATGCTTTGAGAACAGGAAGTCCCCCTTCAGCGAAGCTTTGTGCGAGGCTTCTTCCTGTTTCTGGGTCTTCGATCCAGGCAGCGGGCTCGCACTTGGGAGGTGCATATTGGCGACCCGACAGTTTTCCAAGGATGAGCCGACTGAGTTCCGTCCCGGAGCAGTGAATGAAGATTTCATCGTATACGATTGGTAAGCCTGATGGTCCTACGGCAATGAATAGGACAGCGTGTGGTGTTTTTGGGTGAGTGTCGATCGCAGTGTAGATCATGTACTCCTTTGGCGGGTTGGAGAAGCCTGACCAGCCAAAGGGTACATTATCGAAGACGTGAATGTCCTTGCGAAATTCTTTGTAGACTAGACCTGAAAGTTCGAGCGGGAGACCGTGCAACCGGCACTGGCGTTCGTCCTCGTTGATGAGGGATTCGAACTCCTTGATGCCGGCTGCGGTAAGGTAAGGATTATCAAAGGTGGTGCCAATCTCGGACCAGGCTGAAGGAAGTTTGTCCTTCAGGTCCGACGGAAAGAACATGTCGTTTATCCAAAGCTCGCTAAGAGGTGTGAGAGTAAACCAATCAGAGCCACCGCGATCAATAAGCCCACGAGCGTTAGCGACATACATTTCACGAGGACAAGGCTCGTCGACATGAATGAAGTCCCAGTCGGAAGATTCGGAACCGTATGGGGATCGTTTGAAAGACTCGACGGTATCGAATCGCAGGACTGATCCGTTTTTGCAGACGATTGTGTCAATTGCTCCGGCATGGTTTTTGATTGACTTTTCAACGAACCCGTCAGGCAGGAATCGCCAGATTTTACCAGTTTCGAGGGATGTCCAAATTTCGTCGACCTTGTCCCAGTCGTTGGTGATGACTAGACCCTTGTTAGGGTGCTGCGGGATTCCGAGGGTGCGGACTGGGTCGTCAGGCTTGCACCACGGCCGATAACCCAACAGCCAGGAGCAGTCCTCGGCTGCACCCATTGTAGATTTGCCTGAACGGTTTCCTGCGCGGTACATCCGGTGCTTGAAGTTACCGGCAGCGTGGAAAGCGTGTTGCTTTGGGTATGGGGTGTAGTAGAGAAGCCCGAACCGCTTTGCGAGGTCAAGACGCCGCCGTTCCAACTCCAGCTTACGCTGCAAGAGTTGTTGGAGTTCGAAGTCGAGATCGAGCTCACTAGTTGGCACGCGGGTTGGAAGAGGAAACACCCAGCCGGCGAAGTTCGGCATCGACCTTTTCCAGTTCGGACTGTACTTGGTCTTTGGCGTCGGCGGCTGAGTGAATGTTGAGATTGGTCTTGGATTCTACGTGGACGGTGGGCTTACCCATAAACCGGTCCAGGATAGAATTAGCGGCGGAGACTCGGGTTGCGCCACGCTCGTCAGGGTTGTCACGAACCGCCCGGAGGACTTCGAGGGACGGCAGGACTTCACCCTGGAGGAAGGCTTTGACCATGTCCGTGCCCGCGGACTCGGTGATCTGCTTCAGGCGGTCGCGGAACCACGGCTGACGCGCGATGTTGTTGATGGTCTGAAGCGAGATGCCGGTGACCTGGCTGGTCTCCTCACGAGTCCGACCCGCGGCAATCAGGTAGGCGACAGCGATGTGCTCGGGACGCTCCAGGAGTAGGTGCGAACCAAGCGGCTCGTTCCGGGTCTCTGCGTCGTTGATAATCCGGGCCGTCTGCTCAATGCGACGGTCCTGGTTAATCTGACGCAGGGTCCGGTTGTCGACCTCAGCTGATGGGTGCGGGGTTAACACGGCGGATGATAGCGAGTGCGGACGGCGGAAGGGCGTCAAGCGGTGAACCGATCGAGACCGACAGACCGGTGGGCTGAAAAATCCGCAGCTCAGAGGGCTGGGGCTCCAAGGGCGCGGAGGCTAGGGAGGCGGTGCTCACGGCGATCAAAGTAGGCCAGGCCACGCCCAGGGTGAAGGTCGGATTTTGAATTCGCGGATTTTTGTTAATTTTGCGAACGGCGCGGGATGCGGTTGCGATTAGGTGGCTATTAGTTATTGATGCAAACGGCTCGGCGGTAAGCGACCGGGCCGGACAAATGCGTGATAGCTTCTGGCGTTGACGTTGGCAGCGTTTGCCGCAATGGTGTGGCCCGAATTCCTAATTTCAAAAACACAGGTAGTGGGGACCTGAGATACCAGGCACCCGGCGCTGGGCAAAGGAACCCCGGCGAGGTGGAGGGGTTGGGCGCCTCCGGCGGGAAACCACGAAGCCGATAGCATAGGCACGGCGATCCTCGCGCAATCCCGCGCGATTCGCCGCTCTACTGATGAACCAGAACCAAGCTAAGGAAATCGCCGCCGCCGCTCAACTTGCCTCGCGCGACATCGTTCGCAAGCAGATTGCGAAGGGTGCACCGTCCTCCGGGGTGAGCAAGGCGAGGCACGTGGCTATCGTTGCCGACGTTGCCGCTGAGATGCTGGGGTCGTTTGACTGCCCCGGCGGGGTTGACGAGA